TGAAAACCTATTAAAAAAGATAGGCGAAGGTGAATTTCAGTTATTAGAAGCTGAAGCTAAGAAAACACGAAAGTTCACAAAAGAAGAACTAAAAGAAATAATTAACACCTATAAACAAAAGATAAAGCAGTATGAGGGAAAGTGATTTGTTCGATTATTTAAAAGCTAATTACTTTTCTGACTTACAAAAAAGCGAAATACAATTTTCTAAATGGGATTGTTATTCGTCTAAATATAATTCAAGGATAGAGTTAAAATGCAGAAATAAGCATTACGATTTTTTAATGATAGAGCGTTCAAAATATTACTATCTCATAAAAATGTACATAGAACAAGACGAAATACCATTATACATTAATTCAACTCCTAAAGGGGTATATTCTTTTGATTTAAGAAAAATAACTCCTACTTGGATTACTGATTCACGAATGCCACAAACAACTGAGTTTGAAAAAATATCTAAAGTAGAAAAGACTTATTCTCTTTTAAATATCTCAGAAGCAAAAAAAATACAATAAAATATATTGAAAAAGAATAACTTTTTTTTATTTAGGTGTTTTTATATTGAAATATAATGTATATTTGTAGAAATAATTAACAAAAACGCTATGACAACTCAAATTAAATTAAACGGTACAATAGGCACAAATTATAATCAGTTTGCGCAAATTGTTAAAGAAAGCAATAAATTTTATTTTGTTTCAATTCAAGATAAAATCACGCTTGATAGAATCACTCGAGCTTTTTCAAAAAAGACTTTAAAATGCTTTAACAATACCAGCGATTTTTGCAAAGGGTTAAGCATTGTTAGATTTTTATAATAAACAAAACGAGGGGTGCGTCTCGGTTACCGCACAATTTAATTTAACACCTATGAAAAATTTATTTAAATCGTTGGCTTCGTTCCAACAAGAAGTGCCTGTAATTCACAAGGCGACACAAGGTTATGGTTATTCTTATGCTGATTTGCCTAAAATCTTCGAAGTGATTAATCCACTACTACAAAAACACGGATTAGGATTCACTCAAACCCTAAACACTAAAGAAGGTACTACCTACCTATGTACAACAGTATTCCACGTAGAAAGTGGAGAATGTTTAGATTCAATGGTAGAGATTCCACAAGTAGCGTTAAAAGGAATGAATGACTATCAGTCTTTCGGTTCTGGTGTAACATACTTCCGTAGATACGCATTATCTTCAGCATTAGGACTTGTAACGGACAAAGACACGGATGCAAGTGGCGAACAAGTAAAAGACGAACAACCTAAACAAAAGAAAACAAAGATTGATAACGCACGTTTCAACAAAGCTATCGAAGCAATTAAGAATGGAGAATATCAAATAGAAAAGCTAATTGAAACTTTTGATTTAGATGCATCACAACTTAAACAAATCACTGAGTTATGAAAATAAGAGCATCACAAATAGGCAAGTTAATGGCTACTCCCCGAACCAAAGGGGAGAGCCTATCGCAAACAGCTAAGACTTATATTCAGGAATTAGTTTTAGAACACAAATACGGAATAAAAAAAGAGTTTTGGTCACGTTACACGGACAAAGGAAACCAAGTAGAAGACGAAGCTATTAGTTTTGTCAACGATGTTTTAGATTTAGGCTTTATTTACAAGAATGAAGAACGCTTTGAAAATGACTTTATAAGTGGTGTTCCTGACGTAAACACGAATGAAATACTTTTAGACGTTAAATCTTCTTGGGATGCTACTACTTTTCCGTTCTTTGATACTGAAATCCATAACAAAGACTACTACTACCAGCTTCAAGGTTATATGTGGTTAACTGGTAAAAATGAATCGTTACTTTGTTATTGCTTAATGAATACACCTTTCGAGATAGTAGAAGACGAAATAAGAAGAGAACATTGGAAACAACACAAGATAGACGAAGATTTAGACATCCGTGATTTTGTACAAAAGAAGCATAACTTCGACCACATTCCTAACGAAAGACGAATCAAAGTATTTAAAGTAGAGCGTGACGAAACAGTAATATGGCAAATACAAGAAAAGATAGAGTTAGCACGAGAGTATTATAATCAGTTATTTGATACGATATGAAACAAACAGCATTAGATTGGTTCATTGAACAATTACCAGTGAGGATATTAAACCAATATCAAAACGAAATAATAAAAGCCAAAGCATTGGAGAAGGAGCAGATATGTAATGCATATTGGACAGGCGTAGAAGGGGAATTATATGAAAGACCTTTTAGGACTAGCGAACAATACTACAACGAAACCTTTAAATCAGAATAAGATGGAAAAAGACGAAATAGTAGAAAAAGTAAAACAAATAAATAAATAAAAATGGAAACAAAAGTAAACGGAGGAGCAATCTTCAAAAATGAGAAAAAGGCGGACACGCATCCAGACTACAAAGGAACTATTAACGTAGATGGTCAAGACAAAGAGATAGCGTTATGGGTTAAGCAAAGCGCAAAAGGAACTACTTACTTTTCGGTAAAGATTTCAGAGCCTTACAAAAAGGTTGAAGAAACGATAAACGGCAAATGGATTAAAGCCGAGCAAGTAAAGAATGATTTACCCTTTTAGTTATGTACATTGATGACTACACTCTACGAAGGTTACTTCAGGAATTACTACGTAGAAAAACACGAAACCAAATAGTACAAGAAATAAAGTTAAAAGGTGAAAAGTTCCACCAATACAACTTAGACAAATTCTTAGAAGGAAAAGACGTTAGCTTATCCACCTTACAAAAGATAGACAAGTACGTATGTAGGCAATACTACAAAGAAGGAAGAAGCCCACTTTTATAGTGGGTTTTTTTTGTATTTAAAAATTATGATTATATTTACGTCGTGGAATTGATTAGTTTATTAGCATTAAGTTGGTGGTTCACGGCATTTGAACCGATCCAAGTTCTTATTGACAAGTCTTTTGAGCGTTTACCCATTACTCCTTTAACGATGTATTTGCATAGCGCATTCGGATGCTGGAAGTGTGTATCGTTTTGGACTACGCTAATAGCTACACAAAATCTATTCTATGCCTGTATCGTATCATTAACAGCTTATATAATATCGGAATGTTTACAAACGCTGACACGGCATTAATAAACGAGATTCACGCACTCGACGAAACAAAAAGATACGCAAAGACGAATCTAATTAAGCTACGCACAATAAAAGAAAGAATAACCGGAATAAAAGACAAGGAATGTTTTTGTCAATCGGTAAGACGTAGAGTATGGTACACCGATTTTAGAACTTGGTATGAAAGCCGTTCTTGACAAGTACATACAATGTAATTACGACGAAGTAAGAAGATATACAAACTACTTCCTCGTAAGAATGAACAGCCATATAGACGCGGACACAGTTATTAACAATTCTTATTTACACGTTCTAAGCATAAACGACGATACTGCTTGTGAAGAAAAAGTTAAATCTTACCTTCTAAACACAATCAAATGCCAGGTTTTATGGTCTACGAGTCAATCGAATAACGACGATAGAGTAACGGCAATCGAAGAAGGTAAACAACAGGACTGCGAAAACACGGATTTAGAATGGAAAATTCAGTTAGAAGAGCAGTACATCCGTAAAAAATCTATTATAGAGATATATCGAAATAGTATAAACGATAGAATTAAGCAAATTATCTTCGAAGCATATTACGACAAAGGCTTAACTACTCAAAAGGAACTAAGTCAGTACTTCAATATCTCAATGACTGCTGCTCATTTCTTAATAAAAGAGATAAAACAAGGCATTAAAGAAATTCAATATAGTTATGACACACGCTAATTTACTTGCAACACTTTCTTTTTTTACTGCCGTCTTTGGTGGGTTTGCTTTAATGCTTAATCATATGGAGTTGTTTCGTGTTTTTGTAGGATTATTTATAGTGTTGTGGTGTTTATTTAAATTAGCATTAGAATTAGAGAAATATGAAAAGGATTAAATTAGAGTACATAGATAAAACTATCGTACAAAAAGACGGAATCTTAGGAAACCGCAAAATAGTAGTAGCTACTATAGACCCTACTAAATATTCTTATTACGTTTCTATTGGACTTGGTTATCTTTTCGAAGATGCTACGATAAAATATGTAGGCATAGAACAAACTCCGGATCCAGAACCAATAGAAGAAGTTAAACCTATAAAAACACGAAGAAGAAATGCCAAGACCAAAAAGTGACGAATCACGTAAAGAGTTTATGGAAAGATGTATGGCAGACCCTGAGTCAGTAAATACTTTTCCGGATGCAAGTCAAAGATATGCTGTGTGTAATTCAGTTTGGACTACCGATAGAATGACATCAATGAGTAAATTCTTAGACGCATACGCAGAAACTTATAACGACTATCCTAAACAAGCTACTGAAAACGCAAAAATAGCGTTAAGATACGCGGAAGAAAACGGATGGGGTGACTGCCTTGAAGCCACAGGAAAAATGAGAGCGAACCAATTAGCAAACGGAGAAGCTATTTCTGAGGACACCATTTCAAGAATGGCAAGTTTTGAAAGGCATAGACAGCATTCAAAAAGAGAACTTGGAGATGGATGCGGAAGATTAGCTTGGTTAGCTTGGGGTGGTGACGAAGGTATTGAATGGGCGCAACGTAAACTTGAACAAATAAGAAATGAAAAAGCAAACTAACGTAACTGCACATCTTAGGAAAACACGAAAGAAAAGACCTAAGCAACACTCAAAAAGTTCAAAGCTAAAAACAAGTAAAAGATACATAAAACTAAATAGAGGTCAAGGATGAAAAACGAAGATTTAAGATTCTTTTTAATAGACACCGGAGTAGATGTCCAGAACTATTGTCAATACGTATGTGACAAGCTACAAAAAGACGGACACCACTACCTATTATATCTAAGTGACCAACCTAACTTATTCTGCATAGAAGAAATAAGCGAAGACGAATTCTTTAAACACGTAAAAAATGGCTAATAAAGGAAAACCACGAAACATAAATAGTCCTGAAGAACTATATGACCTTTTTGAAGACTATTCTAAAGACTGCAAAAGTAGAATAAGACGAATACCAAAAGCAACAGTAAAAGGAGTAGTCTACGAAGACCATATACCACCCCTTACAATAGACGGCTTTAAAACCTACTGCAATAAAAATAACAAAGACATAAACCGATATTGGTATAACTTAGAGAATAACTTTCAAGATTACGTAACCATCGTTACGCGCATTAAGGAAGAAATACGAAACGACCAAATAGAAGGAGCGATAGTAGGTCAGTATAACAACAATATCGTTGCAAGGTTAAACGGCTTAAAAGAAAACTCTGACGTCACTACAAACGGCAAAGAGATAAACGAAATTAAGATAAACATAATCAAAGGTGACAATAAGGGAAGTTGACCAAATGTGTCAGGTAGTAGAAGCGTTCATTCTAAAGAAGAAAGGTGAGCGCGTCACTATAAACCGAACACAAGTTATAATGGATGTGCGTCAGCTTCAAATGCTATTACACGCTTATAACGTAGCAAATGGAAATAAATAGTACAATCATATTCGAAAAGAACTGGAGCGCACTTCAAGAAAAAGGGGTGCGTTTTGTTATTAATGAAGGTGGTTCGCGTTCAAGTAAGACCTACTCACTTTGTCAAATGGTTATAGTCTACTGCCTACAAAATCCTAACAAGGTAGTGAGTATCATTCGTAAGACTTTCCCGGCATTACGTGCAACAGTTATGCGTGACTTCTTAGAAATTCTAAAAGACTTAGACATCTATGAAAAGACGAATCACAATATGTCTGAAAATATCTACAGGTTTCCAAACGGAAGTATAGTAGAGTTCTTCTCCGTAGACGACGAGCAAAAGATTAGAGGGCGTAAACGCGACATAGCTTGGTGTAATGAAGCTAACGAACTATTCTACGACGACTTTACGCAGTTGAATATGAGAACCGAAACTAAGCTAATCTTCGACTATAACCCTTCAGATAGTTCAAGCTGGTTATACGAGTTACCAAAAGACGAATCAATACTAATCAAATCTACTTACAAGGATAATCCTTTTCTACCTGAAACTATCAAACGTCAAATAGAAGACTTAAAACGTACTGACGAAGCGTTATATCAAATTTACGCATTAGGAGAAAAAGCCATCTCTAAATCCAACATCTATTCGAATTGGACTTTCATTAAACATAGACCCGCGAAATTTACTTCTTATGTCTATGGCTTAGACTTTGGATATAACCACCCTACAGCCTTGATGCGTGTCTATTGGCGTGATAATGATATTTTCATTGAGCCGGTTATTTACGAGTCTTATCTGACTACTACGAACCTAATCGAGAAAATGAAGATTCTAAACGTAGAAGAAAATATCGAGATACTTGCCGACTACTCAAGACCCGAAATAATACAAGAAATGAACAACTCGGGTTTCAACGTATTAAACGCTAACAAAGTAGTTAAGAAGGGTATTGACAACGTAAAATCGTTTGGTGTATTTTGTGAAGAAGACCAACGCATTAAAAAAGAATACGAGAACTACAAGTGGAAAAAGATAGGCGACAATATAACCGACGAACCTATCAAATTATACGACGATGCTATGGATGCTGTGAGATATGCGACTACGTACATAAAAGAAAACTACTACACGGACGACAGCTACATAGCCTTCTAAAAACACGAATAAAAACGCTTTTAATATAGTTATGGCAATAACAATAATCGCAGAACCTCAAGATTTCACTCCAGCTTATAACGAGTGTAAATTCATAATAGATAGCACTAACGTAAACAATCAAGGCTTCAGGTATATCTTCGACATATATGAAAGCGGAACGTCTAACAAAATAGCTGAATATAGAATCCTTCCGGATCCAAATGGCTATGGAGAACAAGACCTATCAAAACTTTTAAGTAGTCAAGTAAGCTATAACTTTAATCCGTCTATTACTACGTTCTATGATGCGGATAACTGCTACTACAAATGCGACGTTAAGTTTGGCGAGGAGTATCTAACTATGACTTCTTACACGTCTTCTTTAACGAATAGTTCCGGGAACGTAAGAATAAACGTATCGAACACTTTTGTAGTAGGTGACCAAGTAGTTATCTATCAAACAGACGGAGGAGTAGCTAATCCAACATTAGAGGGTTTACATACTGTTATCGCTCAAGGTGTAGGTTATTTAGTAGTAGACGCGCTTTGGTCAGATGTAACGGATGCAACTATTGACGGAGATGTTTTGTATGCTGACAATCGAAAGACTATTACAAGGGACATAACTACTACTTTAGATAAATATGTTTTCAATGGAGCGGTTAAATGGGTAGACTTTCCGTTTTACGATAACACGGATTATGTACTCGATAACACTAACGCTTTATTCCTAACCAACCAACCTTTAAGCTTTCATTGTACATTAGGCCAAGACCTTTGGTTAAACCTACGCGACAACGGAGTAAAAGTAAACGAAAGAGTTTACTTCGAAAATAGCAACGGAGATGTTTTCTACAAGTCTATAAGTGGTGACGAATATATAAAAGGTGTAGCAGTAGGCTGTAACAACTTCGGCACGTTAACTTTGGTTTCAGGAACTGCTGGACTAATAAAAGGCGATACTGAATATTACGATGTTTACTATGCGGATTCTTTAGTTATAACGCAACGTAGCGCGAAATATAGAATTTATGTAGATAGACGAATACTAATATCTGAAACACACATTTTGTTTTTAGATAGAATGGGTAGTCTAAGTAGTTTTGCTTTTCAGCTTAAAAACTATGAACGCGGAAACATCACGCGAGAAACTTACAACAAGGATGTTCAAGGTTTTGTTAGTGGTGGCGAGTGGTCTTATAAGACTTATGAACAAGGCTTCGTTAATTACAATACTCAAGTCACTAAAGACTACGACTTGAACACGAATTGGATGACTGAGAACGAGGGTATTTATTTCCAAGAATTACTTACGTCACCACAAACGTGGGTAAAGAACGTCACTTACCGAATCACGGAAGACTTACTAAATAGATACGACGAAACAGGTTGTATTATACGCATTCCTGAATCTACCGAGTATTTAAGTTGCAACGTATTAACAAACAACTTCGAAGTATTTAAGCAGCGAAATAAGAACTTGATTAAGCAAAGCATTTCAGTAAGGTTATCAAATAACGACATAATCAATGGTTAAAATCGTATTAGAAAACGGAACGCTTGACATTAGAGAAGATGTTAAGTTTCCTTTGAATTTTAGTATAGGAGATATTAGGGACATATCCAAAAGAACGGGAACATTCTCAAAGACTATTATCGCTCCCGGTACTAAGAACAATCACGAGTTATTAGGGCATTACTACGATGTAAATATTCAGTCGGGGACATTTAACATAAACACTATTACAAAGTGTCAAGTAATTCAAAACGGAGTTCCTGTATTAGAAGATGCGTTGATTCAATTAACAGGTGTTATAAAGAAGCAAAACACGAACGCCTACGAAGACGAAGTTAACTACGAATTGTTAATAAAAGATTCTAAAGTTGAGTTCTTCACTCAGATAGCAAACAAGGAATTAACGGATTTAGATTTCTCAGATTTAAACCACACTTTAGATAGTGCCTTTGTAGTTAGTTCTTTTAGCAACTCAGTAGCTGACGGATATAAATACATCCTTCCCTATTCAGATGACAACACGTATAGACTAAACGAGTTTAAACCGGCTATTTACGCTAAGACGTATTTCGATAGGATATTCTCAAATGCTGGTTTCTCTTATACGTGGAATGGACTTCAAGACGCTAAGTTTGATAAATTACTAATTCCTTACAATGGCGATGTTGAACAAGCGAATGTAGATTCTTACAAGGTAATTGCTAATAATACGTGGACTACTTCGTATGTAAGTCCTATAGGGCAAAATCCTACGTTCTACGAGGTTATAGATTCGTGGACTGAGGTGTTAGATTCAGCGGGTTCTTTCGACCCTATTACCGGTGTTTATACTGCGCCATTATACACGGACACTACGCAAGGTCAATACTATAATTTTAAGCTGTCTTACACGGCTGACATTAACTTAGATAATACAAGTGGTGGTAATGCTTATTCAATACTTTCTTTTTCTAATCAAGGTCAATCAGTAGATAGATACTATTATTTGAGATTTAGGCTAATAAAAAACGGAACAACAGTAGTAGGACAATACATACATTCAGGTGTATTATTTGATGCTACGAATCCACTACCAAACGGACTAAATACAATCGGTACTATTTCGCAAGTTGTTAACATTCCTACAAGCCAAAATATTTTACCTACTGACACAATAGAAGTTCAAGTTGGATTAGGTTTCTTAGCTGCGGGTGTTTCATTTTGGCGCGATGCTGCTGCTCCTTCGATAGGGAATTTAGTTCAAGTAAACCACGAGGTAGATGTTACGAGTTTACAACTTGACATATTACCTAATAACGCTCCGAACTTATACAATGGAGTTGTAGCTGTAGGAGGGTATGTTCCTTCAAAGATTAAGCAAAGTGACTTCGTTAAGTCTATATTTCAGATGTATAATTTGTACGTAGAAATAGACGAAGACCAACCAAACAACCTAATCTTAGAACATAGAGATAACTACTACGACAATGGAGCTGTTAAAGATTGGACTTATAAGTTAGCAAAAGACCGAGAACAAAACCTACAATTTTTACCTGAAGTTACTTCTAAGAAATTAAGACTTACCTACAAAGCCGACAAGGATAGTCCTAACACGATATTTACTGACATTACTAACGAGATTTACGGACAAATAGAATACACTTTTGACAATGAGTATGTTCGAGATACTGACGTAAAAGAATTGGTGTTTAGTCCTACGCCTGTAGTAAGAACTGTTTTCGATGCGTATGTTCCTAATATAGCGGGTGCTGCTCCAAAGATTAACATTCGTATTTTATTAGATGGGGGTAACTTGACTTGTTTACCTTATGATATTTATGATATTGAGTTCCCTTTAACTCCTTCTTTAAACATAGGAACTACAGGAATAACTACCTATCCAGCTGTAGGGCATTTCGATAACCCATTACTACCGACTTACGATATCAACTTTGGAACGTGTGACTATTACTATTATGCGCCTTCTACGTTAACTAATAACAATCTTTATAACTTATATTGGCGAAGAACTATAAATCAAATCAACGTAGGTAAAATGCTTACTGCGTATTTCGATTTAAACGAATTGGATATTCAGTCATTAAGGTTAAACGACAAAATACGGATTGATAATTCTTGGTGGAATATCAACAAAGTGATTGACTACGATGCTAACGGGACATCGTTAACCAAAGTAGAGTTGATAAGTGTAGATAGCGAGATTGAGTTAGTTCCATTTCAGACGGGTAACGGAACGCCATTAGAAGACACGATAGTTGCTGTAAGTAGTGATAGCGTTGTAAAAACACGAACACAACAAAGCAACGTAATCTTAGGTAACGCAGACGTAAAAGGTAGAGGTAACGTAATAGGACAAAACGTAAAAGCTGTAGTAGAAGGTAACGGACAAGCCTTAGCAGAAGACGGAATAACAACAAAGAATCTACAAGTAGAAACCATAAACGGACAAAGCGTATCTAATGCTTTACCTACCTATTCAAAGTACATAGCTAACATTAGTCAAACTGGAACTAATGACCCTACGTTAAGCATACTTGAAAATGATTTAGGCGATTTAGTTTTTACTCGTGCTGCCATAGGTAGATATGAAGCTACGTTAACGGGTGCTTTCCCTACTCAGGGACAAGTTTACTTAATGGTTTCAAATAGTCAAGTAGATACTTATTTAAGAATCTTTTGGACTTCTACGGACACTATCGAAATACGGACACTTGATTTTACGAATACGTTAACCGATGGTTTATTAGATTACAATACTTTAGAAATACGTGTCTACCCTTAATTTAATATAGTTTATGAATCAAGTTGAAATTCCTTTAAAAATAACGGGTATAGGCGCAATTAAAAAAGAGTTGCGTGATTTAAAAGGTCAAATAGCAAACGCTACTGACCCTGAACAAATGACTAAACTCGCGCAAAGAGCGGGTGAATTAGCAGACCAATTAAAAGACGCGAATGAACAAGTAGCAATCTTTAATAGTGGTTCAAGGTTCGAAGCTGCGTCAAATGCTTTCGGAATGATTAAACAAGACTTAATGTCTTTAGATTTTGAAGGTGCAGCGCAAAAGGCTAAGATATTTCAAACTGCTATGGCGGGTATTAGTAGCAAGGATATATCCGGAGCGTTTAAAGGATTGATAAGTACTGTTACAACGTTAGGACAAACGTTCGTAAGGTTTGGAGTTATGTTATTGACTAACCCTATTTTCTTACTCGTAGCTGTTATAGGTGCTATCGTTGCGGGTGTGGTTATCTTCTTAAATAAAATGGGTATTCTAAAAAAAGCTTTTGAAGTGTTAATGATTCCTGTAAACGCAGCTATTCAAGGTTTTAAAGATATGACCGATTGGTTAGGATTAACTGACCACGCTGGAGAAGAGGCAGCAGAGAATGAAAAGAAGAGAAGGCAACAACAGCAAAAGCAACACGAACAAAGAATTGCAGAATTAGAAAAAGAATATAATTTTCAATCATTTTTAAATGATAGTCAAAAAGTTTGGTCTGATAATGAATTGCAAAATATACAAAATCAAATAGATTTAGCGGAAGCGCAAGGTAAAAATACTGAGGCATTACAAATAAAAAAGCTAAAAAAAGCTAAAGAGGTAGCTAACAAAGAAATAGAGATTGCTACTGATAATATGATAAAATTAATGGCTATAGATGCTGAAAAAGCGAAAGCAGCAGAATTAGAACTTGCCAAAAAAATACAAGCGGAAAAAGATGCTGCAAATGCTATATTAGTTTTACAAGCAAAGATAAACGAGGAATATAAAAAAAACAGATTAGATGCTGCTCGTTCAATAAAAGACTTAGAATTAGAGTTGGTTAAAGATGCTACTGAAAGAGAATTAAGACAAAACAAAGTTAAATATGATAGGTTAATAGCAGACCTAAAAACTAACGAAAAGCTAACAGCAGACGAAAGAAAAAAACTAAAAGATTTTTATTTAAAATTACAAGAAGAAGAAGATAAGAAAATTCAAAAGAAAGCAAAAGACGAACTCTTAAAGAATGCTGAAGAACAAGCTAAAGTTCTAAAAGAAATAGAAGATGCTAAACTTGCAAAGAAAAAAGAAGCTGACGCGAAAGAATTACAACGACAAACTGATGCGCTAACTTTAGTAGATGGCTTAAATAAAACACAATACGAAAAGGAATTACTTGCTTTACAAACTCAGTTAGCTGAAAGACTTGCTTTAGTAAAAGGAAACGCAGAACAAGAAGCTAAAGTACGTGCTGACTACGCTAAACAATCAAGGCTTTTAGAAATCGCTGAAGCTGAGAAAAGACGCGAAGCAATACTTAGTTTAGCGACTACTACAAACGAAGGATTAAACCAATTAGGACAATTATTTATAAACGACCAAAAGAAATTAGAGCAGTTCCAAAAAGCTACGGCTTTAGTTCAAATAGGTATTGACACGGCTAAAGCTATTTCTTCTCTCGTCGCTGCTGCACAAGCGAACCCATTTAACGGAGTTTCTGCGGGTGCTGCGGGTATCGCACAATTTGCTACGGGAATAGTTCAAATTCTAACGAATATGGCTAAGGCTAAACAACTACTTACTAATCCTACGTCTTCTCCTAATGCTGGAGGAGGTGGTTTGTCAGGTGGTGGTAGTGCAACAGCTACGGCACAAGCTACACCGGCTGTAAATCTATTTGGCCAAGGTAATCAACTTAATCAAGTGGGTGCGCCAACAAGCGTAGAAACGAACCAAAATATAACAGTACAAGCGGTAGTAAGTGAAACCGATGTAACTACTACACAAACGAAAATTGATAAAATAAAAAAGAACGCTGAGTTATGACAAGTTACCAAGCCTTAATAAATAAGATTGAAGCATTTTACAACGCACACCTACAGGTTAAAAAAGTAGGTAGTGACTTCAAGGAGCAGTTGTTTAATTTTGCTACGAAAGACGAAAAATATCCGATTATCTATGTTGTTCCTGTAGGTAGTACACCAACCGAAAACACGAATATATTTAGTTTAGAAATTTATTGCTTTGACATTATACAAAAAGACCGAGCAAATATTAACGTAATACTTTCGGATTGTAATCAAATCTTAGTTGACTTAGTGAACTATTTTAGATTCTCGAATGACTACGATTTCGACATCGTTACGGATCCGGTATTTACTCCTTTAAACAACGACTTGTTAGATTATGCAGCGGGTTGGTTAATGACTTTAGATGTTGACGTATCTAATTGGACTGATTGTCAAGTGCCATTACAAGGTGAGTAACAAAACACGAAATTAAAATAATATAGTTAATGGCAAGAGCAAAGATATCACAACTTGACCCTAAAGGTGCAGACTTATCTTCTACTGATTTATTCGAAGTTAGTGTTAACACCGGTAGTGGTTACGATACTTATTCTATTACAGGACAAGAAATCATAAACGGAGGTAGTGGTGTATATGTTCCTTACACGGGTGCAACTCAAGACGTAGACTTAGACGCTAATAAACTTAGTGCTGAATCTATTTACATTGAAGGAACTAACGGAGCGGGACACTTGCATCTTAAACACCAAAATGCAGACGCTACTGCTACGGGACAATCTACGGCTTTATTTGCTGACGTTAACGGAGATATCAAGTATAAGAACGATAACGACTATTACACGACATTAAAAACATCGTTAAACACAGCGGATAGAGTTTACACGTTCCCTGACGTTTCGGGTGTTGTGGCATTACAAGAAATTATCTTTGATAAGAAAGCGACATCTTACACGTTGGTTTTAGGTGACGCGTATAAATTAATAGAAATGGAAGTGTCTACGGCTAATACTTTGACTATACCTACAAACGCGAGTGTAGCTTTTCCTTTAGGAACACAAATTTTAGTTAGTCAATTAGGCACGGGACAAACAACGATAACACCAGCTGTAGGCGTAACGCTACGTTCAAGCGGTGGTAAAACAAAAACGTCTGCTCAGTATTCAATGTGTACATTGATAAAAAGAGGGACAAATGAATGGTATTTAAGCGGAGATATAACAACTTAATAAAAGACGAATGGCAACAAATTTAATGGGCGAATTAGTAGCGAATAACGGAACATTCATACTAAACAACACAACTGAAAAAACAGCGTCAATAGACGCTATCGTAGTACTTGAAGATACTGTTTTCAATGCGGTTAAAATCGCGGGTGTAGACGTAAAGTCAAGCTACATAGGAACACCGGCAACAGCGGTAAAAGCGGGTGCTATATTAACACCTACGGCAGACCAAAAGTTTAGCGGTGTGAAATTAACTTCAGGAAGTGTCGCACTTGTATTGGCTTAATTATGTATGGATACGGAAATAGTATGTTCTTAGCAACACACGGAATATTAGCACGAACTGCAAGTGGCGGAGGTATAGACCCCGATGCACAAGCATTCATAACAGCGGCTTCAATCACAGACCCTACTCAACAAAGTGCTATTAATCAATTAGTAGTTGACTTGAAAGGGTATTCAATTTGGACTAAGATGCAAGCTATCTATCCATTTGTGGGTGGGACTGCTTCAACACACAAGTTTAATTTAAAAAATCCTTTAGATACTAATGCAGCATTTAGACTTTCTTTTTTAGGTGGTTGGACGCACTCAAGCACAGGAGCAACGCCAAATGGAACTAATGCTTATGCTGATAGTTTTTACAATCCAAATACGAATTTAGCAAGTGTAAATTCTGCTCATATTTCTTATTACTCAAGAACAAATGCAACTGGTGGGATAGAAATGGGTGGCGGAGCAGTTCCTTTATTAGATTTATCTTTAAATTATAGCGGTGCTGGGGGTTCTAATTGTTGGAATATGGCATCATTTGTAACGCACTATAATTTAGATAGTAGGTGTTTTATGATAAACACTCGAACTGCGTCTAATTCATTTAAAGTAATTAAAAATGGAAGTGTATTAGTTAGTTCAACGGGTAATGCAGGGGCAACAAAACCTAATGCTAATTTATATTTAGGTAAAAGAAATTATGATAATTTATGGTCAACAAAACAATGTGCCTTTGCATCACTTGGTGACGGCTTAACAGACACCGAAGCAGCTAACTTCTACACAGCGGTACAAGCATTTAACACAACATTAGGAAGACAAGTATGATACAAGTAGGACTATTAACAGAAACACAAAAAGACGAATTAGTAGGTCAATGGTATGCACCAGATTCGTACTTTAATCCCATTGAGGATGCAGATAATAATTGGGTAATAAGCCAAGAAGAGATGAGCCAATGCGTAAATCCTAACTTTCTTTGGGTAAAAGATTTACCATTGATTGAATATAAACCTAAGCCAACACCACCACCTTTTGAATAATGGCAAGATACGCAAATAATGGAATATTCTACGTCAAGTATAAGACGCGTGTAAAGATTCAAAAATTACTACAATCTTTAATACGTGAATACGATGCTATTGACACGGGGGCTTTGTACGAGTCAGTTCGTATAAACGCAGAAATACCCGCTTTAGGTGAGTTGAATATTCAGATTAACGCGATGTATTACTTCGGATTCTTAAATAACGGAGCGAACTTGTGGAATGGAGGAGTAATAGCGTCTTATGATTTCTGCGCTAAGTTAACCGACTTAATGAATAGTAGCGGTGTAAGTGCTGAGATATTCGAGCAGTATACCGAGTGGATGACGCAACGTTATCCTTTGCTACAAGTAGCTACTATCTTAGGTGAAAAGAAAAGTATAATCTACTCGTTTAATCCTATCGGTGGTGAGTTCTTAGGAGCGTTGTCTTTTAAAGGTTAAGTTCCTTTTTCATAGACAACATATTAAACACAAATATTAACGACAAATCGGAGGCTTGACTTATCTTAGTCAGGTCTTCGTTGCATATAGAGTAAAGTAATCTTTCCCACGACCATTTTTTAATCTTTTGTTCTTCTTGTATTTCTTTCTTTTCTTCGGGTGTAAGGTCTTTAGTATCTTCTTCGGTTTCTTCTTCTTCAAATTCGGGTTCGAAAAGGTTAGCGTAAGTCTTCATAAAGTTATCTCTAAAAGACAAATACTCTGGAATGATCCCGTAAATGTGTGGTATTGGTATTTCGTCAAATAGATACGCCCTATCAAAAGGCGAATAAGTATAAGGCTCGTAAATGGTTTCTTTCCATTCGTTCTTTTTCGTCTTTTTGTAACATATAGCAGCTATCTCAGAAATATTTTCTATGTAGTCTTTGCTAAAGAAATACTCTATATCTATAAACTCCCCTAAAGTTAGCTTATTAAACCCCTTAAAATGCATCTTAGCTACTTCTAATTTATACTTCTTAGGTGGTTCTGAGTTTATCCACTTGACTTTGTTCATAAACTCTTGAATCTCGTCAACGTCGTAGTCTTCTAAGTCTTCAGATGGTAGACCCGTGAGCGTAGCTAAGGCTTCTATTTCACGAGAAAATAGTTCCGGTATATCTTTTAGTGTACGAAGTTCTTTAAATTGTAGAACGTCTATATCATTCCACGACTTCGGTAGTAGCATTTTCAATTTGTTTAGAGAATTTTTGTCCTATGTAAACTAAATAAGGAACTGCAACGGCAGCTTTTTGTTCTCTAAATAATTTAGCCTTGTGTTTGATGTGTGCTTTGTCGTAGTGTTCTACTTTAGATAAGTCAGTTCTTTTAAATAGAACGGCAATAAGTTCGCTTAAATAACCTTTGTGTTTAGAGTTAATTATTTTCTCTATTACTTTCATATCTTTTACCGATAGCTTAAACTCTTCCTCGTGTGACTTGTATGTATATCCGTCTATTTCTATTTCTTTGATTATATCCGCGTCAGTTTTTTGGTTAAATTCCTGTACATATTTCTTGAATGTTTCAAAGTCTATGTCAGCTTCTACCATTTCGTCTTCACTTACTCCTAAAAGTTCAAATACTTTGATATGCTTTTCGATTATATCTAAAGACGAATCGTTGTGTATCTCTGTAATATCTTCAAATTGCTGAATAGTTAACTCGTCTAACTGATTCGGGATTTGTTTTCCTAAAATTTCTATCATAATTTTTTTTAACAAATATAACACACTTTTTAATATAGTACAAAATGAGTAAAGATTTACCTATCTATAAAATCACAATCGACCCTGAATACTCCGATGGAGAAGATTTAGGAATCGAGCAAATCGCATTCACTTCAACACCGGCTATTAAAGTTAAAGGTATGGCGTTTAATCAAGCGCAGTCTTTCTTTTTTGCTGACGCTACTAAATACCGAATCGTTGCACCCGCTATGATTCCAATGGAGATTTATAGACGCGATGACGAAAGCGGTGAGTATTATGTTCAATTTACCGAAGAGGTAATAGAGCAAATCTACACGAAGTTTATGCGTGACTTAAACAATAGAGATTTATTTAACTTAGAACACGAAACCGAGAAAACTGTTCCCGCTTATATCCTTGAATCTTGGATAGTTGAAAAACCACGAGAAGACAAGTCTTATACAAGCTACGGAATAGAAGTCCCAAAAGGTACTTTGATGTTGACTGCTCAAGTTACCGACGTTGACTACTACGAGAAATTAGTAAAAGACGAACAAATAGGTTTCTCTATTGAAGGTTTTTTAGGTCTGAAACTAAGTAATCAAATTAAATTAAATACAATGAAGTTACCAGACGGAGAACATTTAATCGAAGGTAAAATCTACGTAGTAAAAGACGGAGAAATTATCGAGGTTAAAGAACAAGAAATGGCTGAAACTCAAGTTGAGGAGGAAGTCAAAGAAGAGGTTGCTATGGCAGAAGACGTAGTAGAAGAAGAAGTAAAAGAAGAAACAACCGAAGAGCCTACTGAAGAAGTTGTAGAAGAGGCTATGGCTGTGGATCCGGCTACTGACGCTGAAGCTATCTTAGCTATCGTTAAACCTATGATTGAAGAACAAGTTAATTCTTTACTTGCTATTATCGCAGACTTGAAGAACCAAGTTGAAGAGCGTATAATGGAAAAAGAAGAAGAAGAAGTTATCGAAGAGGTTAAAATGTCTGCATTCGATAAATTCAAAGCATTTCGTAATACTTTTAAAAACCAATAAAAATGAATCGTAAATTAAAATTCGACTTAGACGTTGAAACTAACGCACTTTTGTGTGCGAATCCTGAAGAGTTTTACTCTCGCGCTTATTTAACTGATACTACTGCGGACAACTTCCGTACACTTCCAGGTATCAAGTCAGCTACTAAATTAGCTAACGTAACTTTCGGTAACATCTTACAAGCATCTACTTGTAACTTCTCTGCTCCGACTGATACATTGAACGCTATCGACATCGATGTATGTCCTTTGTCAGCTATGGCACAAATTTGTCAGTTTGACCTTGAGCAATCTTTCTTAGCTTTACAAATGGCTAAAGGTTCTAACGGAGATTTTACTGTTGCTTCTTTTATGTCTTACTATTGGGACACTATGTCTAAGCAAATTGGTGAAGACGTTGAGTTATTGAGATGGCAAGGTGACACTACATCTGAAAGTGCTATCCTTTCTTTGTGTGATGGTCATTTGAAGAAACTTTGTGCTGACGCTGACGTAGTAGGTCAATACGGAGGTGCTGTTACTTCTTCTAACGTACTTTCTACGCTTGAAGGTGTTTGGGCTGCTGCTCCATCTACAATCAAATTCAAAAAAGGAGATTTAAGATTTTATGTTTCTGCTAACGTTGCTCAAGCATATGAGTTAGCTGCTGCTTCAGGAAACACTCAAACTTATGTAACTCTTCCTTTAGGATTGACTTTCTTAGGTATTCAAATGGTAGTTGCTGAAGGTATGCCGGATAACACTATCGTGTTGACTTTGAAAAACAACCTTATCTACGCATTTGATGCTGAAGGTGATGCTAAAGCATTGAAAGCTGTTAACCTTTCTGACACAGTTGCTGAGCCGTACATCCGTACAAGAGCGAACTTGAAAGTAGGTTTTTACCATACAAATCCATCTGAAATCGTAGTTTATAACGTTTGTTTCGATTAAT